CTGGATGTGTTGGGTAAGCGCGTCGTACCCGCGATGTTGGTGACTACCAACGACCGAATCATCAAAGCAGCGTTGAATCCGTTGGATACCGGCGAGTTTCCATATGATGTGTTTGTTTGGCAGCGGATTCAGGGTAGTTGGGCTGGTAAAGGTGTCGCTCGCCAGATTCGTTCTCCACAACGAATCATCAATGCCGCTACACGGAACTTGATGGACAATGCGGCACTTTCGTCTGGGCCGCAGATTATCGTCGATAAACGTGGCATTACACCGGCGGACAAGACGTGGGAGCTTACACCGCGTAAGATTTGGTTCGCCACCGATGAGTTGGGTAACGGCCAGGTGAGTGCTGGGATTACGGCGATCAATATCCCATCGTTGCAGCAGGAGTTGCTGGCGATTATCCAGTATGCACTCAAGATGGCTGAGGACGTTACAGGCATCCCGCTGATACTTCAAGGGCAACAGGGTACTGCGCCAGAGACTGTGGGTGGGATGCGGTTGCTTCACAACAACGCCACTACGGTGTTGCGCCGGCTGGCTAGGACGTTCGATGACCAGATTATTATTCCGCACATCAAACGGTACTATCAGTGGCTGATGGTCTATGGCGAGGACGACGAAGCCAAAGGGGATTTCACAATCGATGCGCTGGGTTCGACGGCGTTGTTGGAGCGTGACATCGAAGCGACCGCGTTGGTGCAGTTGAGTCAGTTTGCGCTGAACCCTGCGTTTGGTGTGAAGCCTCGTGAGTGGTTCCGTGAGATTCTTAGGGCTCAGGGTCTCGACGCAGACAAATTCATGATGAGCGACGAAGAATACGCTCAGATGCAGCAACAGCAGGCGCAGGAGCCGCAAATGCCGCCGCAGGTCATGGCTGCACAGATTCGCGCGCAGACCGAACTTCAGAAGGCGCAACTCGAAGCGCAACTCGAAGCCGAGAAACTGCGGATTACCGACGAGAATCAGAAACTGCGTATTCGCACAGACCAAGATCGAGACACCGCATACGTTACTTCGCAGATGCGCCGCGACGAGGCTACGTATATCGCGAAACTACGCGAATTGGAACTCAAGCGCGAGTTGGCGGTTTTGGAGTACGCTATGCAGCATAAGATTACCGTCGAGGAAGTCAAAGCGAAGCTGGCGTCTGATGCGATGAAACTGCGTGTTCAGAAAGAACTTGCCGCGATGAATGCACCTGGTCAGGTACTAAAAGCGCCGACAGAACCTATTGGGAAGGCGCCAACGGGACAAGCATATCAACGATAAGGGCTTGACAAATGGAGATTATTAGATTAACTTATGAGGAAACAAGCTCTTCTACGTGGCGTAAGGTCATGCAGAAGGTGAAGGAGCGAGAAGCCTACTTGCTACGTAAACTTAGGTCTGATCTCTCCGAAACTGAGACTGCAAAAATCCGAGGCGCTCTAAAAGAGCTTGAAATCGTGGCCGGTCTCGCTAATGACGAGAACCTGCCGTTGTCTGAGGCCCAGTAGCAAACTGCGCCATTATGAGGTGACCTATGAGTGAGGAAGTGAAGACTCCTGAAGTTGAAACTACGAACGAAGCAGCGGACTTTGAAGCTGGCTTCTCTGCGGTTGTAGACGGGGCTAAAGCTGAAGAGCCAAAGGTTGTTGAAAAAGAACAACCAAAGGAATCGGAAGCTGAGGTTGAAGCCCCGAAAGAGCAGGCAGAAGCTGCTGCCGATGATCAGAAAAAGACCGTTGACGAGGCTGAAAAGCCTGGCGGTCTGCCACTTAGCGCTTTTGACGAAGAGGCAATCAAAACGCTTCTTGCCAAGAGTGCGAAGGTGGACGAGCTAGAGATGGCGCTGACTCGGCAGGCGCAAGAACTTCGTCGTGCCTACGGCAAAATCGGCGAGTTGAACTCTCACCTTCGCCAACTGATGAAGGCCCCCACCAAGCGCGGGATTAAGCAAGCCGAGTTGAAGTTTGCACGGCTTGAGGAAGAATACCCCGAATTGGCTCAAGCTCTTAAAGAGGACTTGGCCCAAGTACTTGGTGCGGCGCAGGAAGAAGTTGAGCAGAAGGAAGAGCCGCAGGAAGCGAAAGCTGGGGAGCCTAGTGAAGCTGCTGCGACTGAGCAGATGGCGGATATGCCTCAAACTTCTGAAGAACTTTTGCAGCAGCGCGAGCTTCAACTTCGTATGGAGTACGAGAAAAAACTCCTCGCTTCGCGTCACCCGGATTGGGAGCAGATTGCTCAGACTCCCGATTTTCGTATTTGGTTGGCAAGTCAGCCGCCGGAGATTCAGCAGGTAGCTATGACGAGCTATTCAGCCGAAGAGCTTTCTGGTGTGTTTGACCTTTATAAGCAAGCTCGCCAGTTGCTAGAGACTAAAGTTCGTCAAGGTGCTACTAAACAAAAACGGCTGGAAACAGCCGTTCCGGTGTCTAGCAGCAGTACTGCTGCACCTCCGGTTTCCGACGAGCTAGATGACTTTTTGGCAGGTTTCAACGCTGTTATGAAACAGCGAATCTATTAGTAAAGGAGCTAGATCATGGCTATTCAGCAGTATGCAACCATTACCCCGCGGATTGGCAAACTCAAAGGCGAAATCCTCGCCCACGCGATTCCGATGGAAGTGCTCGGTATTACTGGGCAGCAGAAGCAAGTGCCGAAGAACAACAGCGACACCGTCGTGTTCCGGCGTTACCTGCCCTATGGCGGGGTCGATAACCGTTGGATCGACGCGAGCAACGTTGACACGTTTGCTACGGCGCATCAGGTTGCTGAAGGTGTTACGCCTACGGCGGATACGCTGTCTGCGGTTGATGTGACTGCTACGCTGCAACAGTATGCGGTGCTGTACGCGGTTACCGACCGGGTCGTCGATATGTATGAAGACGACATTCCGTCGGAAATGAAGCGTCAAACCGGCGAACGGCTTGGGCTTGTTCGTGAAATGGTGCGCTATGGGGCGCTGAAAGCGGCGACCAATAAGTTTTACGCCGGTGGTACTTCACGTGCGACGGTGAGCCAAACTATTACGTTGCCGCTGCTGCGTAAGGTCGCTCGTACTCTGCAAGCTAACCATGCAAAGCAAGTCACGAGCATTCTTGCCCCGTCGCCGAACATTGGTACTGCGCCTATCGAAGCGTCGTATCTGGTTTTCTGCCATAGCGACCTTGAGCCCGCGATCCGCGACCTGCCTGGGTATGTTGGCGTGCACCAATACGGTTCGCGTAAGCCAATCCACCCGCAAGAGCTGGGTTCGGTCGAACGGTTCCGGTTCATCATTTCGCCGGAGCTTGCTCCGTATGCGGACGCTGGCGCTGTGGTTGGGAGTACCGGATTGGAGTCCACCTCTGGCTCGAACATCGACGTTTACCCGATCATCGTGGTTGGCGAAGATGCTTGGGGTCAGGTGGCGCTGCGCGGTATGGATTCTTTGGATGTCACGTATATTCCTCCGGGCTCCAAAGACAAAAACGACCCGCTCGGTCAGCGTGGTTATATCGGCGCGAAGACCTACTTCACGGCTCTGGTGCTGAACCAAGGTTGGATGGCGGTCATCGAAGCTGGTGCCCCCGCTCTGTAATTAACCGCCCGCCCTTATGGGCGGGCTTTTCTAACTAGGAAAATAGCTATGGCTGAGCAACAAAAACGTCGGAGACGGACGATGAAAAAACAAGTTGATGCGGTTACAGAGAATTTAGAATACCAGAATGACGAGTTTGAGATTCCTGCGTATGGAAACATCGAAGTAGAAGAAAAGCGTATCGAGCCCGTCGATTCGCCGATGGAAAGCGAGCGTGCTCAACAACTTGTGTTTATGGAAGAACGGGTTACAATTCAGTTGCATGACCCGCAGGACAATAACCCAGAGCCGATCGTCCCTGTTGGGGTAAACGGTAAGGTGTTGTATCTACGGCGTGGTCAGCAGCATACTCTTCCGCGCAAATATATTGAGGTTCTTGCCCGTGCCCGTCGCGTGAATTTCCGGACGGAAGAAGGACGTGCTGCTGATGGGAGTATGACTACGGTTTTGAAATCTGCGACTACGATGCAGTATCCGTTTACGGTCATTCACGACCCATCTGGCGATAAAGGCATCGAGTGGCTGAAGCGGATTATGAGTGAGAAAGTGTAGGTGGATCGTCATGACATACCTCGAACTCGTCCGTCGTCTAGCCCGTGAGGTTGGTGCTTCAGGGGTAATACAATCGCTACAAACGGTCGAAGGCGAAGCGAAGCGTCTCGCCGACTGGGTTAATCAAGCGTGGCTCGACATCCAATTGGTGCGTGATACGTGGTCGTGGCGGCTCAACGAGTTCGAGGTTGCAGCCCCTTCTGGTTCGGCTATAGTGAATACCTCAACAATCACAGATTTTTATAAGCCGCTAAAAGGTTCTGTGTACGGCAAGTTTGTCGCAGCTTCTACTTGGTTTCCGTTGGAATACATAGATTTTCAAACATGGCAAGATTACGTCCGAGCTAGACCTGCGGTTATCAGTCAACCGACAAGTTATACGTTAAAACCCGATAGAACCATCGAATTGTATCCGATTCCGGCAAACGATTATTCTGTGCGTGGGTTGTATGTCAAAAAACCACAGCAGTTAGTAAATGATTTCGATATACCTATTCTTCCGGAAGAATTTCACCCACTCATCGTTTACCAAGCGATGATGTTGTACGCCCAATACGAAGCTGCACCAGAAATTTTTCAGGCCGGGGTTCAGGGTTATAACCGAATTTATAATCGTATGCTTAATTCGGAAACGCCGGATGTTTACTTGCCGGAGGCGCTCGCGTAATGGCTAGAACGAATAATCCGTTCTCTCTCAATTTTGCGAACCCTCGCGTTGAGGTGATACCAGCTATTGGTGGTTTGGATATTACTACTCCGCCAGTGCTTATACCGGCAGGGTCTTTGATTGCGGGTGTTAACTTTGTAGCTAAGCAAAGCGGCGGCTATGAGCGGATAGCTGGGTATGAGCGGTTTGATGGTTCGTTATCTCCATCTGAAGCTACGTATTTTTCTGTGATTGTTGGTCAAGAAATTGTAAATGTACCTTCGTCAGCGGCGATCGGGCCCGATACTTTTACTATACTTGGGGTAGATGGTGATGAGGTTTTTCTGTATGGTGAACCGTCTGAAAGCGTTAAAATTGGTGCTACGATTACCCTCGGTACAAACGCTTATACCATCTTAGAGGTTGTTATATCAGGCGCTCAAAGTCTTAAAAGACATGCTGAGCTTCGATACGCCGCTGCGGAGCTTCGTCGCCAACAGATTACTGAGGTACCCGGTGTTGGTGTTGTTCTTGGGGCTATCGAATCACCTACCGGCGGTGTAGTCGCTTTTAGGGCTGACTCTTCGGGTGTAATAAAAGCTTACCGATCTTCGCCTTCCGGGTGGATTTCGGTGCCGTTTGCAACTCAATTACAGTTTAAGAACGGAACCGCAAGCATTAATGTCGGGGATACGATAACAGGTGATACTTCTGGGGCGACGGCGACTGTAGATGAAGTAATAGTTGTAACTGGGGCATTCAATGCGACAACACCAGCTAGCGGAGTCTTAGTTTTATCGAATGTTACAAGTACCTTTCAAGACGGAGAATCTCTTTTAGTTAGTAGTACTTCAAGTGCTGTTGCTGTAGGCTCACAATATACCCTCGCGCTACCACCAGCGCTGGATTTAAACTGGGTTAAGCACAATTTCTCCGGGCAGAGCGGCGGAGATGTGACATATTTTGTTGACGGAAACACTGATGTTTTGTATCGCTATGACGGTACGCGTATTGTCGGTGCTTCGATCGGACTATTGGGCAATGCCGCGCTGTCGCAAATAACTGCTTACAAAGGTAGACTATATCTTTCTGCTGCGGCGTCTTTGTTCATATCAGCTCCCGGATATCCATTTAAATACGACGCTGTAGATGGTGCGGCGGAAATTGCCGTTGGTAGTGAAGTTACGAACGTTGTGATTGCTAGAGGCGGACAGACTTCCAGCGCAATAGTCGTGACGACTGATAGGTCTATTAATGTATTGTATGGAGATAGCGAAGTTGATTGGCGGCTCCAGTCGCTTTCTAACGATATTGGCGCTATAAAAAATACTGCCTGCCTCGTTAACGGCGACATTTTGTTCGCTGCGAACTCCGGTATATTTTCCGTCCAAGCCGTAAATCAATACGGTAACTTTGCCGTAAATTCTGTAACACAAAAAGTTTCATCGCTTTACAAAGAGTTACGTCCGCTTATAAAACGCGCGTATGTACGCGCGGATGCTAGCGAATATCGCGTGTATTGCTCCGATGGGCGCGTTTTAGTTGCTACACAAACTATGACAACTACAGATTCTGGTGCTACGGTTAAACCCTTAGCGTTTTCTGTAGTTTCTTATAAAGACTATGAAACGGAATCGTTTGTGTATAGCGACGTGTGTAAGGTCGTAGATTCTACTGGCGAGGAGAGGTTTTTTGTATCTAGCGATAAATATGTATACGAAACCGACAAAGGGACATCGTTTGATGGTGCACCGATCTTCGCCTTTTTGGTTACTGCTTTTTTCCACAACAATTTAGTTTCGGTAAGGAAACGCTATAAACGGGTGATAATAGCTATTAAATCTAATTGGTATTCGGAAGGTAGCGTCATGTACGATGTATCTCCGTCTGCTTATGATGGGGGAATGAGTAGGGATTTGATTCTTTCAGCGTACCCGCAAGGCGCGTGGTACGACGTCATCAACTACGGCAACTTTGTGTGGAGTGCGGGTATTACACCGGAATATAAGTTGGATACCCCCGGAACTGGTAAAGCGATGTCGCTAATGGTTAAATCAGTGTCTTCTATATCCGACCCCTTTGTTGTACAATCATTTACAGTGACGTACATGGCTGGTCGATTGGAGCGGTAGATATGGCGAACAAGTATTATACACCTTCCGGCGAACCAGTAGATTTGTCGCGGGCTCGTGCCGTTCAACTTCGCGCAGAGTTTGCATCTATTGAACAGGGGTTTGCGCTTGCTCAAATCGACATCGACCGCGCTGTCAAACTACGCCAGGGAGAAACCGTAGAAATTCTTGATGAGCCCTCAGTTCGCGCTGGCGGCGTATTTGCCTTTGACTCGTCGGGCAACTTGGTTGTTTTCGGTAAGGCATCGGATGCGTCTCGCGCCGGTAAGATTCTTGGTTGGGACGCTACAACAGGCACGCTAAAGTATTGGGACTATGCTTCTACGATTACTTCGCCAGTAAATGTAGCGGCTGCCTCGGC